AGCGTACCTCTGGGACAGCACACGAGGACGGAGGCAGGATCAGCCTACAGGACTTACGTGGTAGCCAGAGCATTGCACAGTTGTCAGACATCGTGATCGGCATGGAGCGTAACCAGCAACACGAGGACGAAGACGTAAGGAATACTACGTGCGTCAGGATTCTCAAGAACCGTTACGCAGGAGAGACAGGACCAGCGTGTTGGCTACGGTACGACAAGTTCACAGGACGTATCCACGAGTGTGCCAACCCAACACCATTGGAGTCAGAGTTTTGAGAAATTTTCATTCGGTTGTAGAGGGCAACACAGCAGAACAAAAGTTCATAAACTTACGAGGAGACAAAATAGTTCGGAAGGCCACAAAGGAGGAAGACATCAAGCAGCACTGGGATGTGTTAGACTCCGAGTACGGGAGAATAGATGTCAAAGCCCAAAAACGGTTGAGTCGGAGCGGTTCAGTACAAAACGATTACCACTGGTACGAGCTAAAGACTGTCAAGCGACCGCCTAAGTGGGAGAGCGGTAAAGGATGGGGCATACCTAACGAAGTACCGAGACTGATTGCTTTTGAACTACAGGACCGCTTTATCTTGGTTAACCCTGAAGACGTTATTGACGACTTACGGGACAGGTGTAAAGAGTTAGGTAGAGGCGAGTTCCTGTTGTACAGACGAGAGGGGCGAGGCGATCTTATGACTATGCTGCCTGTCTGGTACTTAGAGCAAAACTCAACAGCGGTTATCCACAAAGAATCGGAGACAGAGTTTTGAGTGACATAGAAAACCTTAAAAGCGCCTTGGTTAAGGCACAGCAAAGATATAGTGAAGCATATGATCGCTGGGTTGCTAGTGATAATGGCGCTGGCCCGCCAAAGAATACAGACAGCGATAGAATCTTAGCTATGTTGGCGTTTGAAGAAAACCATCTTCCTTATGTTGAAACTACCGACGCTATTTTTTTAGTTAAAGGTAAGTACTATTACGTATCTACTACAGGTAAATGGCGAGTAAAAGGAAAACAAAAGTGGTACAGAAGCAAAGACGTTTACCAATTTATAGATACGTATGTAAATAGGAATCCAAATAGGTGACTAACCTAGTCTTCTGTGACATTGAAACTGACGGTCTGGACGCCACAACTATCTGGTGTGTAGTCTGCCGATACAAGGGACAAAACGAGGTGATACTCAATGAGCAAGATTTCAAAGCGTATGTATCGGATCACCCAAATACAAGTTGGGTTTTCCACAATGGAATCGGTTTCGACGTACCTGTTTTGGGTCGCCTTTGGGATGTTGCTTTTGACAGGGACAGCATCGTTGATACACTCGTTCTTTCTAGGTTAGCCGATCCTAGTAGGTCTGGTGGACACTCCCTGCGGAACTGGGGCAACACTTTAAACTTTACTAAAGGCGACCACGAGGATTGGTCGCAGCTTACACCAGAGATGGTTGACTACTGCGTCCGAGACGTGGAGTTAACTGAAGCTGTGTACAAAAAGTTGTCGATCGAACTAAACGGGTTTTCACAAGACAGCATAGACCTAGAACATCAGGTGCAGTGGATTGTACAAGGACAAGAGCGTAACGGCTGGTTGCTAGATCAACGCCTCTGCCACATCTTATGTGCCAAGTTCAGGGAGCGTATGAATGAAATCGAACAACACCTACAGGATATTTTCCCACCGATCATTGAGGAGCGATACTCAGAGAAAACGGGTAAACGACTTAAGGATAAGGTCACTGTATTCAACGTTGGCTCCCGCCAGCAAATTGCAGAACGACTTTCTCAAAAGGGTGCGATATGGACGGAACTCACTGCGACAGGCAAACCTGTGGTTGATGAGAAGACGCTTAAGGAGAATCATCATGTCTCCGAAGCGGAACAAGTCTTGGAATACCTCTTGCTCCAGAAGAGATACGCACAGGTAAATTCCTGGCTGACACACGTTCAAGAGGATAGCAGGGTTCACGGCCGCGTCATTACTAACGGAGCTATAACAGGACGTATGACACACCAAAGCCCTAACATGGCACAGGTTCCTTCTATTAACTCAGAGTACGGAGAGGAGTGCAGGTCTTGCTGGACTGTACCAGAAGGTTACAAGCTGGTTGGTGTTGATGCCAGCGGACTAGAACTACGGATGCTCGCTCACTACATGGGCGACAAGGAGTTTACAGATGCTCTCCTTGGAGGAGATATTCACACCAGAAATCAGCTTGCTGCGGGACTTGAGACAAGACCTCAGGCAAAGACTTTCATATATGCTTTCCTCTACGGAGCAGGTGATCCAAAGATCGGAAATATCGTCGGAGGAGACGCAGCAGATGGCAACCGCCTTAGGAAGCGCTTTCTACGAAACACACCTTCTCTTGAAGATTTACGAAGTAGAGTTGTCGAGAAGGCTAGGCGAGGTTATCTCAGAGGACTCGACGGACGACAACTCTGGGTTCGATCCGAGCATAGTGCACTGAATACTTTACTTCAGGCAGCAGGCGCAATCGTTATGAAAAAGACGTTGGTTCTTCTGGAAGAGTTTGCTGACAAGCACGGAATAGATTACAAGTTTGTGGGAAACGTACATGATGAGATACAATCGGAGGTGGCTACAAAACAAGCAGAGAAGTTCGGCTGGCTCGCAGTCGAGTGCATTAAGGCGGCTGGCATTTCATTTCAACTCAAGTGTCCTCTCGACGGAGAGTTCAAAGTCGGAAACACATGGGCAGAAACTCACTGATAGGAGAAACGAAGATGGCGAATCAAATAACGGACACTAACAGATTGGGCGACATCGCTGAGTTTTACGTAACAACTTGGTTGTGGGACGAGGGCTACGAAGTGTTTCGTAACGCTGGTTGCACTGGGTCTATTGACATGATTGCTCTTAAGAACGGGGTTCCTGTGTTCATCGACGTTAAATCCAAGAACACCGATACAAAATACGGTCACTCACGAACAGACGAACAGAAACTGTTACGTGTACAAATCGTAGAGTTCAACGGACAAACCCGTAAGTGCCGCTGGGTGGAGCACGAAGAATGAACAACATCTACAGTTTAGTAAACGATATATACTCTGTTGTTGCTTCTAAAGAAGTACCAGAGGGTGTCGATCTGTACGACGAAATTGATCGCTTTGGTGAGAACTGTAAGCGGCTCATGGCAAACTTATTCACAGAGAAACGTGACGGTCGAACACTACGAATGTCAAACATCGGGCGTGATGACCGCTACTTGTGGAACGTGGTTAATAATCCTGGAGTCGCTGAAGAACTGACGCCTAACACACACGTTAAGTTTATGTACGGACACTTGATCGAAGAAATGCTGTTGTTCTTGACTAAACTAGCAGGACACGAGGTTACTGATGAACAAAAGAGGTGTGAGGTTTCGGGCATTACAGGGTCTATGGACTGTAAGATTGATGGTGTTGTCACTGATGTTAAGTCTGTGTCCACTTTTGGGTTTAAGAAATTCAAGGATGGAAGTTTGGCTTTTGACGACCCGTTTGGTTACGTTGCTCAAATTAAGGGTTATGCACATTCAGAGGGAGGAGACAGCCGTTTTGGTTGGTTAGCGATGGACAAACAGAACGGACACCTGACGTACCTCATGTACGACTCTGAGGATACACAGGCTCCTGTTCACGCCAAGATCGGTTACGACGTCGAAGAACGTATAGCCCACATCAAAGAAGTGGTGCAGCAAGAGGAACCTCCAGAACATTGCCACGAGCCTGTCCCAGACGGCAAGAGCGGTAACATGAAGCTGGCAGTAGGTTGCTCTTACTGCCCTTACAAGAAAGTTTGTTGGCCTGACGTTCGAGGCTTTGCCTACGCTAACGGTCCACGTTACTTAGTCGAGGTAGTTAATGAGCCGCAGGTCCAAGAAATCGAAATCAAGTAAATTTAGATCGGGGTTTGAAGAAGATGTCGCGAAGCAGTTACAACCATTTGGCTTTACGTATGAATCGTGCCAAGTGCCGTACAGAATCGAAAGAAAGTATACACCAGATTTTGTTTATGAAAACGGTGGGACAACGTACTACATCGAATGCAAAGGGTACTTTAGAGCAGGAGACACCCAGAAGTATCGCTCAATCTCTAACTGCCTTGGAAGCAATCAAAAACTTATCTTCGTACTTATGAAACCCCACCAAAAAGTAAGTAAAAGTACCAAAAATACTATGGCTCAGTGGTGCGACAAAAATAACATTTTGTGGTACGATCTGAATACGCTCAAGGAATTAGTCGATTATGTCTCTGACACTAGAAGAAACTAAAGAGCGTCTGCTGCGGTTTTATGACCCTGACGACCTTTTAGAAGCCCTCCAAATATCAGCCGAAGAAATCCTGGATCGTTTTGAGGATAAACTCATTAGACGTCTGGAGTTCTTTTACGAAGAATTTGAAGAAGACGAGATTTACTATGAGTATTGATGAGGCAACGCCAGAAGAGTGGGACAGAGCAAGCAAAACTGTCTACGGTAAACTGTATCATCCAGAGGATAAACACAACCCTGTGACACAGCCCGATCACTACAACAGGGGAGCGATAGAGGCGATCGAAGCAATCAAGGCGTCCATGCACCCGCAGGAATACAAGGGGTATCTCAAGGGCAACTGCCTGAAGTACCTGTGGCGTTACGAGTACAAAAACGGCGTAGAGGATCTAAAGAAAGCACAGGTCTACCTAGGCTGGTTAATCAAGGAGGTAGGCCCGTGAAAGTAGTAGAAGGTAAGTTTGGGAACAAAGATAAAGAGAAGGACGAAATCACAACATCAGAGTTTCTGTCTGCGTTTGTAGTCAAAGCACTAAAACACGAGGAAGAGGGACGAAAGGTAAAGGTAGCTGTCATCATGTACGAAGACGGTGAGATGTTTGAAGTAGCGTCCAACGAGCAGTACCCTGATGGGGTATATATGCTTCTGCAAATGGCAGCACAAGCAATCATTAACGAAACGCTAGGAGTAACTGAATGAAAGCAACAGACGCTACAATTAAAAGAGCATCTAACGGATACATAGTAGAGTGGTACGAAAACAACAGCTTTGTAACCATACACCCTACCTTTGAAGAAGCAATAGCACACCTACAGAAAATCTTTGGGGAGGCATGATGGACGCATACCAACAGTACATACACAAGTCACGGTACGCTAGGTACTTGCCAGAGGAGAAGCGCAGGGAGACTTGGGAAGAAACAGTAGGTCGCTACGTTAACTACTGGGGCGATGATCTGCCAGAGACGGCACGTAAGGAGGTTTACGAGGCCATCCACAGCCTAGACGTAATGCCGTCTATGCGAGCACTGATGACCGCAGGAGAGGCACTGGATCGTGACAACGTAGCAGGGTTTAACTGTAGCTATCTTCCTATTGATCACCCCAAGGCGTTCGATGAGATGATGTACGTTCTCATGTGTGGCACAGGCGTGGGGTTCAGTGTTGAACGGCAGTACGTACAAAAATTACCAGAAGTAGCAGAGGAGTTCCATGAAACCGATACAGTTATTAATGTGGCAGATTCGAAGATCGGATGGGCGAAATCGTTTAGGGAGTTGGTATCACTGTTGTATTCAGGTCAGGTTCCCAGATGGGACGTTAGCAGAGTACGACCTTCAGGTTCCCCGCTCAGGGTTTTTGGAGGTAGAGCATCGGGTCCAGAGCCTTTGCTCGAACTGTTCCGATTCACAGTTGACCTCTTTCGGGGAGCGGCTGGACGAAAACTTAGCTCCATTGAATGCCACGATCTTTGCTGCAAGATTGCTCAAA